GACGAGAGAAGCCACCAGTACGTGCAAACTTATCACCCATGTCTAGGATTACAATGTCAGGCTTGTATGACTTGCACACAGACTCAACCCACGACATGTCACGATCACTTGCATCCTTGATCTTGATGTTGTCTGCAACAACTGAGTATGCATCACGGGCACGGGCTGGGTTCTCTTTGACCTCTTGCATAGTCATACCAGTAGCCGCAGTCAGATACCTTGCACCAACACGGTGTGACGCTTCCTCATTACATAGGATAACACACTTGGCACCCTGATGTGCGAAGCCACCCGGTGCTGCAATGAGAGAGGCGTGGAAGGATGTCTTGCCTGTGTTGGGACGTGCACCCACTTCAATCAAGTGACCAGCATTGACACCCTCTACCTTACGTGTGAGGGTAGGTATGTTGAATGTCCATTGCGATTCAAGATCATTCTTTTCTAACAGTGTGTCAACGTCAATGTCATCCCACTCAATACGTAGGTCAGGGGTGAAGTCATCTGAGTAACGCTCAAGTATTTCACGCAATGGCTCAAGGCTACCCTTCGTACCGTTTACGTAGTCAAACCCAAGGTTGGCAACGTCTTCTCCTACGACCTGCTGGAACAGCTTAGACAGCACTTCCTGTGCTATGTCGCTGCCCATAGGGGCTTCCTTCTTGATCTGATTAAACAGTGAACTGTAAGCGCCCTTCTGCGCTGTGGTGAGGGTTGGATTGTTGGACATAAACAATGCCTCAATTTCATCCGGTGTAATTGTACGTTCATAACGATCCATAGCTGTGTCGATTGCTTGCTTGATCTTACGCACATCTTTGCTGAACAGTCTATCAGGACACTTAGCACCACGATGATCATCGTAGAACTCTTTATCCATAAGGCTGCGTATTAGTGATAGTTCCATTATACTTCTCCAAGTGTTGTTAGATTTTCTATGTCGGTAGGGTTTCGGTATTTCAGGTCATCTGTTAGTCGGAGTACCTTCACATCGTGAACATACCCTCGTAATTCTTTTGCGAATTGCAGTGTCTTTGGTAGGGCGTCAGGGTCTAGTGCAATTATAACCGTTGAGAATTGTGAGAGATACTGCTTGTGTACCTCAGAAAGTGAGGTGCCCAACACTGCTACCCCGACATACACTCCACCTTCTGAGCATCCATATGCATTAGTCTCACCCACAATGGCAGCACTAACACAATCCTCAACGACTACTCCCGTTGTACCATAGCCATATGCATAGGGCAAGGGATTTTTACCATACCTTTTCCATTTAGGTATCTTTTTTCCTAGTGCTCTACCTGTTGCATCCACCATGATGTTGTTGTGCACCACAGGAAATACGACACGGTGTTCACGAACATCATACAACAAACCGAGGTCACGAGCATCAAGTTCCCATGTGTCACAGAAGTCTCGCACAGCATCATAGTCTTTCACAAGCCACTCAGGTTTATGGAATGGTACTGCCTCAGTTTCATCTGCTACTGAGCCTAGAGATTTACGAATGTCATCACTGGTAAGTGCAGTACGAGTACCACCCGACACACTACACCCTGCTTTGTAACAGTTCCACATAAGCTGACCCATGTTATTAGTTGCTGTAAATGTTTTAACTCCCCCACATACGGGACAGTTAGTACGTTTACTTTCACCATTCACTAAGTCCATATCACTTATATGTTCTTGTATACTATTCATGTGTATCACTTTCAATGTTATTCGCTACACTCAATTGTACATGTACGTTTCTTTGTGTCAAGGCATTATTTGCACTTTCGTATGTATGCTTCATGTATGGTTTCACAGATGCAACATGTGTATGCCCTGTCACTGCCATGATTTGTGGTAGTGGAACACCTCTGTCTACCATCTGTGTCACACCAGTTCTACGTAAGTCCATGAGGCGTAGCTCTTCATTTAGCTTTGCTAACCTCATGATGCGGCGTCCAACCTTGGACAGTCTCTCCATTGCATACGGTTTAAACCTACCATCACGTGGCTGTGGATGTGGTGCTACCCATTCTTGGAAACCAAAGTCTGCCTTCTGCTCAAGCAACATAGCATTCAAGTTGTCACTGATAGGTAGGAACACCTCTGCCCTACGCTTGCTCTGCTCTAATCGTAGCTGCTGTTTCTTTAGATCAACATTCTCCCAGCGTAGCATACGCATATCACCTAGTCGTTGGCACCATTCGTATGCCATCTGTACAATGAGACCAATGTTACGGTACTCAAAGTCGCTGTAAGCTACATCAAGAAACTTGACAACATCACGATGCTCCCACACATTCTTACGCTGCTTGGTTGCCTTACGTTTGATCTTTGCGAAAGGGTTTTGCTCTGCGTGTTCCATTTGTATGGCGTAGTTGTATACCCTACTGGCACAGGTTGCCGCATGGTTAGCGAAGCTAATGCCACGCTTCACCCAATCCTCATATGCACGTTTTGCAATCTTAGGTGTGACATCTTTGTACTTGCGACACCCAATTGTCTGGTGCACAACGGTCAAGAAATACCTGTAGTCTACCTTAGTTGAGTCACGTAACATACTGAAATCGTTTGACAAGTAGTAGAAGTTAATGAGGTCAGTGACCTTGCTGCTAGGCTTTAGTTCTATAACTTGGGCTTGCTTGTCACGATACGCATCAATGTCTTTGTTGTACTCACGAGCGATCCTTCTTGCAACTTTTATGTCGGCGCTAAGTTCCTCACGTTCTACCACTCCTGCATTAACCAGCGATTGTGGTGGATTAAAACGGAATGAGATGTCACCCGAAGGTGACACTCGTTTCTGTACGTATCGTGGTAGTTTAGGCATTGCCTATGCGGCCTCCAATTCAATAAATTTACTATCCGATACCCACTTAGCTATCTCTTGCTCACGTGTCCACATGCTGATTGCCTGTGTGTCATTGCCAGTGTTACGTAGGTTGAACCCATTACGTTCATCAGCATACGATGCGTAGTTGGTGAAGGCAGAGTACAATGCCCACTTGTTATGACCACGTGTTGCAGCCTCTTGTAAGTATAGCATGTACATCTTCTCTGCTTTACGTTCAGACGAAATCATTTCATCAAGCAACATCTTGATGTCCACATACTGAGTGGAAGTCTGCGCCCACACCTGCATCTTGCTGGCTTCTGTGTAGAAATCAGTACGAGCACGGGCTAATTCATATATGAAACTTTCCATAGAAAAGTTGGCAGTATTCTTCTTACGAATTTTGTCATACTCACCACGTATTTGACCATTGGTGCAGAAGAAATCAATAGCACCAAAGAACACTTGGTTGCTGCATGACCCATCAATACCATGAAGGCTGATGATACGGTTGCCAATGGTAGTTTGGTGCTTGTCTGTTGTGATCTCTACCTTCATGTCAGGCAGTTGGATGTCCAGCATAGACCATGCACCATTACGTGCAGTCTGCCAGTTGTATTTGGCATTAGTCAGTTCAGATGGATCAAGTTCTTCTGTCACTGTGTCCATAACACCACGATAAAAGTCACCATGTGATGCACACTTGAATGACTTGCCGACAATACCAAGGTATTCGCCAGTGTCATTGTTGATGACGTACTTTTTGTCGTTAACCTTAGTAGGTTCAAACTCTACGTCAAAGTCTAGGTAAGTTGGGATGTCAAACGGCATATTAATCTCCTGTCAGTTGTTTGTATGGCAACTGTGCCATAGTTATGTAGGTGTGTCAACACTTACTTGTAAAATATGTGTGAACCAAATGATACAGTTGCAGTAAGGGACTTAGACCAGTACGGTTTAACGTACCTTGCGTGGTAGTGTGTCGCACCCTCAGTTATATCAGGTATATACCCCATCATAACATCATTAGCGACCAACACAGACCTAGCCCATGCCACCGTATCTGTTGGTGTGTCAGATTTACCATCGCAGAACCATGAAAACTGACAGTTTTTCTTACCTTTGGTGTATCCCTGCTTAACTACAGAGCACACATCGTTGGGCCACTTGTTACTGGCGACCCTGTTGAGGGTGACATTTGCTACAGCAACCTGCCCCCTCATTTCCTCACTACGTGATTCGTGGTATATGTTTAATGCCATACACATTAACGCTGCACTAATCATTTGTTATCATCCTTCTGTGGTTTAGGGATTGGATGACCCGACCAATCGTCACATGGGTCATCCTCTTTGCCATCACTGTAGCAGCATAGGTGCATCGTGTATGTAGCCATATTTTGTGTACTCCTCATGCACATATTCGGCACAGTCAATGAATTCAATTCGTGTGCCGGGGTGATCATGAAGAGCCATGTGGATTGCAAAATCTGTCGCTGTATTCCAACAACTCACAGCGGGGTATGTGTCATCAAGTTTGACAACAGATTTTACACCATCAATCTCAAGTGTTATATCATAAGCCATTGTAACCATGATTAGTCAACCTCACTGTCATGATACCAAGCAGTAGGATCATCAGGCATTACGCTAGGCAGCCAATGTGCTGGGTGACCACAATCATTCATAGGATTACGGAAGTCAAACATATGTCGTAAGGCATACGACTTGTCTCTTAGGTCACTGAGTTGTGACAGTCGCACATCCAGACACTCCATTGTGTCATCAACCATTGCATCAATGGTGTTGTATACTTCCAAGATTATCAATACTTCGTCACGGGTCAGTTCAGTTTTTACTGTCTTTGTCATAAGCCTAGCTCCTCTCTTACTTTCTTTAGCACCGTGGCACGATCAAGGTAATACTGCATCAGGGGAACGTCATCGTAATCCGCCTCACCCCATGATCCTAACTCCA